TTTGAATGTAACCCCAAGATTTTATGGGGCTGTGGGCATTGATAGGATTCCACCAATCGTTGACCACTACTTAATGGGTATTAGAATAGGTGGAAGAGCAAACTTATCAATCAAGAGGTCTTAAAAATGGGCTACGGCTACGACTATCCAGCAGCAATCATCATTACTAATACGGCTGCTCATACAGGCAGATTCGGTAAGGTGCATTGCTTGACAGACGCAGAGGCAACTTTTGTTGCTGAGAACATCACAGAGAATGGTTCTTCTACTATTAACGGCATCACAATGAAAGCATCATCTGAAGTATGCGGAGTCATAACAAGTATTACTTTGGCTAGTGGTCAAGTCATAGCTTATAGATTATGAGTCTTGCTAATGCACTAAAAAAAGCTGCCAGTGCTTCACTTAAGAAGCTTGGTGGTGATGTGACTATCAGACAAGTAACAGCAGGGGCATATAACACCACTACTGGAGCGATAACAGAATCTACATCTGATACAACTATCAAAGGTGCATTGAGTGGAGTTTCAAGAAATCAGGTCAATGATTTGATTGAGTCACAAGATAAATTGTTAACTATATCTGCTGGTGATTTAACCTTTGTACCGACAACAAAAGATAGAGTTGTTATTAGCAGCGTAGAATTTAAAATTATTCAAGTTGTTATAAATGAGCAAAATAATACACCTGTAAGTTTTGATCTAATCTTGAGGTAAACATGACAAGAAAAATATCAATTACTGAGATTCCAGATGTTATGGAAGATGCTGTTGTATTCCTTGTTGCAGCTACTACGTTGGAATGGACATCAAGGGTTAAAAAAGCAACACCAGTTGATACTGGTAGGCTGCGGAACTCATGGCAAACAGATATAAAACCAACAACAGGAACAATTACAAATAATTTACCTTATGCAGAGCCAGTTTGTTATGGCGAAAATTTACCCCCATCTTGGAAGAACACTTTTAGAACAAGACAAGAAACAACAAAAGGGTTCCCAGAACTAATTGGAAAAGATTTACAAAAGTGGGCTAGTGATGAATATGAAAAAATTAAACGGAGGTTATAATGGCTGCCACAGATTTAAATACAGTTAGATCCACAATAGAGGCTAGGTTAGCCACAGAATTAGCCTCAAGCCCAGCTATCCCTGTTGTATTTAACAACATGACCTTTGATTCAACAGCAGAGGATACTTTTGTTCAATGTATTACTAGTTTTGGCAATAACTCTTATTTAACTCAGGGAGGATCAAGTGATTCTGATAACCAGATTGATGGTCTTGTTTTAATTAATGTATTTACAGAGGAAGGTCTTGGAGCAGGGTCTAACTTTACAATTTGCAAAAGACTTAGGGACTTATACAATAGAATTACAGTATCAAGTGTTATTTTTGATGCACCTATAGGGCCTGAGATTCTTACCTCAAGTCCAGAAGGTAAGTTTCAAACACAAATCAGAATAACATTTACAATTTACGAGGATCTTTGATCATGCCAAAACTTGAAATTACAGAAGAAATGCTTGACGCTATTGAAGCTGTCAAAGGTGTAAGAGACGCTAATTACTGGGATCCTAATTGCAAAAGATATATGGAGAGTCAACAAAATTCTAAAAAAGGTGTAAAAACCACCGAAAAGAGTTAATATATTTATAAATCTTTCTTTTTTTTGTCATGGCAGCTATCAGAGGTGATGTAGGCAAGATCATGTTTCATAATGCGGCTGGTACTGAGGCCGATATTGCTGGAACTAGATCATGGTCATTATCAGTTTCAAAAGATACTTTAGAAACTACAGTTCAAGGTAATACAGCAAAAACATTTGTTGGTGGTTTGATTTCTGGTGAAGGATCAGCAGAACTTATATATGACAATGCTGGTAATGCAGATTATCTTTCATTTGTTGAGGATATTTTAACAACAGGTGATGCTGGTGACGCATTGTTTGAATTGTTCCCAGATAGTTCAGCTAGTTCTAAAAAGTTAGCTTTTTCTGGAATCATCACAAGTGCTGAGTATGGTGCAACACTTGGTGAAACTCAGTTAATAAACATTTCATTCCAGACAACTGGTGCAATAACTTCAGACATATAGTAAATTAAAATTACTTCGCATTTAATTTATGGCAGAAAAAAGAACCCTCGACCTTTTAAAGGAATCGTTTGACCTTTCTAAAAGGCGAAAATTTGACGTTAAAGATGATGACGGCAAAACTGTAGTCAGTTTATATTTCAAGGCTATTACAAGGGCAGACAGAGCCAGAGCAACGCAAAGGGCTGGCAGTGATGATCCATTAATTGTTTCAACTCATATGCTTTGCCAGTTGGCAGAGAATGAAGATGGTACAAAAGCTTTTAGCCCAGCAGAGTTTGGTAATTTACAAAATGATTTACCAGAAAATGTACTTAATGAAATCGAACTGTTTTTATTTGGTGTAAATCAAAACGCAACTATTGATAACGCAAAGGAATCTTAAGGGGGGATAACTGGTTAAATTTTGAGTTCTTCCTTGCAACAGAATTAGGTAAAACAATAAGTGAATTAAGACAACAACTTACAGACGAAGAGTTGATATTTTTTGCTGGCTATTATGAATTAAAGTATGATAGGGAAAAGAAAGAGGCAGATGCAATCAAACGCAAATCAAGATATAGTTAAAGGAGTTATTGTTTAGTCGTGGCAGTTTCCAATGTAGAACTAAGAGTTGGAGCTACCCAAGCTATAACAGCGTTAAAGAATGTAAATACTCAGGCACAAAAATTTAATCAAACTGTAAACGGAACAAATAGCAAGTTAAAAGACGCAAACAAAGCTTTACCAATACTTTCAAAGGGATTTTTTGGTGCTGGTGCTGGTGCAAAAGGGGCGGCTCTAGGTTTTAAAACTGCTGGGGCTGCGTTAGCAACAGCTTTAGGGCCACTTACTGCTGGACTGACTTTAGTTGCTGCATTAGGAAAAACATTTGCAAATTTAGCTGCACAAGATTTTGCCAGTGCAAAAATTAAAACTCTTGGAGTAGATGCTGATGCCCTACAACCAAAGCTTGCAAGTTTATCAAATGAGCTAAGTGGTCAGGCATCTTCTTTGCAATTACTATCAGCGTCTTATGATGTAGCGTCTGCTGGCTTTGGTGAGACTGCTGAATTAACAGATGTATTAAAGGCATCACAGTTAGGTGCAACTGGTGGTTTTTCTGAATTGGCTACTGTTGCTGATGCAACAACCTCTGTTCTTAATGCTTATGGTCTTGAGTCGGATAAAGCGGCTAAGTTAGTTGATGGATTTATACAAACACAAAATGATGGTAAAATTGTTGTTGATCAATACGCACAGCAAATAGGTCGTTTAGCACCTATAGCGGCTGGTGCTGGTGTTGGGATAGATGAACTTAATGCTGCAATATCTACTGTCACTGCAACTGGTGTTCCTGTTGAATCTACCTTTGCTGGATTACGACAAGTTATTGCTGCGATACAAAAGCCTACCAGTGAGGCAGCTAAAGCGGCTGAAAAATTAGGAATTGATTTTAGTGCTACAGCTTTAAGTACAAAAGGGTTAGGAGGAGTATTAGAAGAACTTGTTGCAAAAGGTGGAGCTAGTGAAGAAACCCTTGCTCAGTTCTTTGGATCTGTTGAAGCAAGAACAGCAATCCTACCTTTGTTAAATGACCAATTAGTTTCGTTTAATAAGAATTTAGAAAATCAGGCAAAAGCTCAAGGCACTGCTGCTGAAGCTGCCTTTACTGCACAGAATACAATTCAAGGACAATTAACAAGACTTGGAACAGCGTTTACAAACCTGACTACTGATGGTTCAGAGATCGGAATAGTAATTAGGGAATCTCTTAAAATTGCTGCTGTAACTGTAGAGGCTTTAACGGCAGCTTTTAAATTAGTATTAGCTCCTGTTAGAGCTATCTTTGCGGCTGTTGGAGAGATAGGAAAACAAATTGGTAAGGCAATAGGAATAGATGCTACAAAAACTTTATTTAATCTTGAACAGGGTTGGATAGGTATAAAAGAAAGAGTTACAGAGGTTTCAGATCAAGTTATATTTGCTGGAAAAGTTATAGGTGGTGTTTATGCAAATGTTTATAAGAAGATTTTTGGATTTTTAAAAGGTATTGCTGATGGTACAAAAAACATTTTTATCGCAATTATAGATACTTTTAAAGGTGTTGTTCAAGGAATTGTTGATGCTATAAATGGCAATCCTATATTAAAAAGATTATTTGGTGGTCTTACAAACATAAAATTAGACTTTGATATTAAAGGTATTAAAAATTTTGGAAAAAACTTTTTAAAAGGTGCAAATGAAAAAGTAACAGAACTAAAAGATAATGTTATTGAGTTTAGTGGTGTAGAAAAAGAGATAACAAAAGAAAACGAAAAACAACTTGAAGCAAAAAATAAAATCGTTGAAACAAATGGTCAGATAAAAAAAGATTTAAACGAAATTAAAAAAAAGGAAGAAGAAGCGAAAGAAGAAGCAAAAAAACTAGAAGAGACTTTTTTTAAAATAGGAGAGTCTGTAAAAAATGATTTAGTTGGAAATTTAAGAGAAGCTATAAAAGGAAGTCAATCTTTTGGTGATGCAATGAGTAAAGTATTAGGAAACCTTAGAGATAAATTAATAGATCTTGCTCTAAATAAAGCTATTAGCGGTATAGGTAGTGCTTTAAGTGGTGGTAAAGGTTTTACAGGATTTTTAGGTGGACTATTTAAAGAAAGAGGTGGCCCTGTATCTGCTGGTGGTGCTTATGTTGTTGGTGAAAGAGGTCCAGAAATTTTGCAGATGGGTTCTAAGGGTGGCAATATAATTCCAAACAGTCAAATCGGTGGTGGCGGTGGTGTTACGAATGTAGTCACTGTTAATGTTGATGCCTCTGGTTCTTCTGTCGAAGGTAATGAAGGACAGGCTAACGAGTTTGGTAATGCTTTAGCAGCAGCAATTCAAGCCGAACTCATCAACCAGCAACGTGCTGGAGGGCTTTTATCTAACGCATAATTATGGCAACATTTCCATCAATCACACCAGCGTACTCAGGGTTTAGAAAATCAAGCCGACCAAATGCAAATATTGTAAAGTTTGCTGATGGTTACGAACAGCGTCAAATGATAGGCATAGCTGCTCATAAAAACCCTAAAGCGTTCACTCTTGTATTTAATGTTAGTGAAACAGATTCAGATACTATAGAAACCTTTTTAGATGCAAGGGCAATAGACCAAGCAAGCTTTGATTACACTCCAACAGGTGAAAGTAGTTCAATGAAATTTGTTTGCGAAAATTGGTCAAAATCTATTCCTTATAATAATCGAGCTATTATCAATGCAACATTTAGAGAGGTGTTTGAACCCTAATGGCAATACCTACAGATGAACTACAAAAAATAAATCCTAGTGCAAAGATTGAATTGTTTGAATTTCATTTGGTACAGGCAATTCATGGAAGTAGTGACGTAAAAAGATTTTATAGTGGTGTTGGTTTAAATAATTTTAATAATATTGTTTTTCAAGGTAATACTTATTTACCAATTCCTATGGAAGCAAATGGGTTTGAGTATGCAGCAACAAGAACAAAACTACCAAGACCAACTGTAAGAATAAGTAATTTAAATTCTAATTTTACAGCATTAATGATTGCTGCAAATACAGTTACACCAAAGAACGACTTAAACAACTGCAAGTTTGTTCGCATAGTCACAATGATGAAATACTTGGATGATACTAATTTTGAACCAGTAACCACTACAACTACATCAACTACAACTATTGCTGATCCAGCAGATGCCGAAACTGTAACCTACACAGTAACAGTAGTCAATGTAGGCGGTTCCAATATCTTTGCAATTAATGGTTCTAATAATCCTGTTCTTACAATGAAAAGAGGTTCTACTTATATATTCAATCAGGCAGACGCTTCAAATAGTGGACACCCTTTAGCAATAAAATCTGATGCTGGAGGAGCACAGACTACAACTGTATCTGGAACTGCTGGAAATGCAGGAGCTACAGTAACCTATCAGCCAGCTTATCCCTCTGCTCCTAGTGATTTAAGATACTACTGCACAGTTCATGGTAACGGAATGGGTAATACGATAACTATGAACAATCCAAACACTACAACCCAAACAACAACGAGCAGTTCTACTTCACAAAGCAACCCATATGGAACGGCTGCAAACAATACATACGATAATCAGACATATTATATTGATAGAAAAACTGTAGAAAGTAAAAATTTTGTTGAATTTGAACTGGCATCTGCATTAGACTTACAAAATAGAAATGCTCCAAAAAGAATTATTACTAGAAAAGAGTTCCCTTCTGTTGGTACGTTTGCATGAACACTTGGCAAGAACAAGCATTACATCACGCTAAAACTGCATTACCAAAAGAGTCTTGTGGTTTAGTTATAGAAGTCGAAGGTAAACAAGATTATTACCCTTGTAAAAACATTGCTATTGAAGGTGCAAATAGTTTTACAATAGATCCCGAAGATTGGGCAAAGGCAGAAGAAACTGGAACTGTATTACATATTTGTCACTCACACCCAAATGGCGATTTAACACCATCAGAAGAAGATATAAAAAATTGTAATTTTCTTGGTTTATCTTGGTTTATTTTTGACCCTGAGAATGACAAAGTGCAAGAATTAAAACCTCAAGAACATAAACCTATGCTTACAAAAGATAAGTTTATTGACAGAGAAAGAACAGAAGATGAAAAGGGTTTACGAAAAATAAAAGTTTATGGCAGATTAGCAGAGTTAGTAGGTTGGCACGTTAGTTATGCAGATGTTAAAAATATTAAAGATGTTTATAAATATCTGGTTTGTAATTATCCAGAAATAGAACCGCATTTAATAGAAAATATGTACAGGATCACTATAGGAAATGACGTTATAAAAACAGAAGATGATCTTATTGTTAAAAGTGAAGGAGAAATAAGAATGATACCAATAGTTTCTGGTGCATGGTTTTGGATTGCTGCCGCTTTTATAGGTGGTGGTGCTGCCGTTAGTGCGATTGGTGGAACTATAGCCCTTGCTCTTGGTGCTGCATTAACTTCAACAGGGATTTCGATGGCTATAAGCGGTGTTACTAATATGTTATTTCCTCAACAACAACCTCAAGTAGGTGATGTTAATTCTGGATTAAGTGAAACAGATGCAAGGGTAAATTATTCATTTAGTGGTATTCAAAACGTATCTCGTAGCGGAGTTTGCATACCTTTGATATATGGAGAGGTGTTCACTGGATCTATTGTGGTGTCATCTGGCACTGATACTGCCCCTGTTTATAGGAATTAATTATGACAATACCTAGTAATATTGATGATGCTACTACCCTAAGATTTAGGCAAAATGATAGAGAGGGTCAAACAGCATTAAGATATACCGACTCCGAAATGAAAGATGGCGAGATTGGTTCTCGTCAATTTGTAACCTTAGTAGATGTTATTGCAGAAGGTGAGATTGCTGGTTTTCCATCAGCTATAGATGCAGGTCTTACACAAGGAACTAATGATTATAATATTTGTGCTTTGAAGGATGTATTTTTAAATAATACACAGGTAATGAAACAGTCAGCACCTAATACTGGTTCTGATGACAGCGACTTTAATTTTGGTACATCAACAGCAAATAGACCAGCATTTATACCTCGTTTTGGTACAGCAAATCAAACAAAGGTTCAAGGTTTATTAGAAACAGAAAGAGATAGACCTGTAGGGGTCACAGTCACAGTTGCAAGTCCACAAACAGTTACCATAACTGATACATCAACTGAAGGAATAAGAGTAACTCTAGGTTTTCCAAGATTACAAAAAATTGAAGATGATGGAAATATATCTGGTGTTAATGTTTTATATGGTATTCAAGTAAAAAATCAAGCTGGTACAGTAATTAAAGGGGTTTTGGCTGGTGGTACTCCTTATTGGGTATTATCAGCAGCGAGTAGAGCTATATATGGTGGAGCAAGTGGTCAAGTATCTGGTAAATCTACATCCCCTTATTTTAAAGATCACATTATATTTATACCAGAAGAAACACAAGATTCTGATTTTCCTTTAACAGTAACAGTAACAAGAACTTCCGCAGATAGTACAAGTGATCGAATAATAGATGCTTTTGAACTAACTTCTATTACTGAATTAGTTTTTGACCCTTCTAATTTTCCAAATACTGCTCTTGCAGCTTTAAGGTTTGATGCTGAAATCTTTAGATCAATTCCTAGACGAACATATAGAGTCAGGGGTAGAAAGGTATCAATACCTCATAATGCAACTGTCAGGTCAGATGGTTCGTTATCTTTTAGCGGTACATTTAATGGTTCTTTAAAAGCAGCAAAAGAATATTGTAGCGATCCAGCTTGGATACTTTACGATTTATTAACGGAAACAAGGGCGGGTTTTGGTGATTTTGTTTCTGCCTCAGAGGTTGATAAATATGATTTATATAATGCTTCTGTTTATAATTCTGAATTAATTAATAATTTTCAAGGAGGGACTTCACCTAGATTCAGTTGTCATACTGTAATTCAACAATCTACACAAGCTTATACTTTGTTAAATAAAATTGCTTCAGTAATGAGGGCTAATTTATATATTGATAATGGAGTAATAAGCCTTGTACAAGATCGTCCTACTACAAGTACTTACTTTTTTTCATACGCAAACGTAACAGAAGATGGATTTGTTTACACAGGTGCAAGTCAAAGAACTAGAGATACAGTCGTAAACGTAAAATATTTTGATAATAATGTAAGATCATATAACTATGAAACTGTTGAAGATACCGCATTACAAACAAAATATGGGATTGTAATAAAAAATATTGAAGCTGTTGGTTGTAGTGATAGAGCACAAGCAAGAAGAATGGGTTTATGGCATATCTACACCCAA